TATCGACTAGAGGTGAACCGGTGGCTGTCCAGAGAACTTACAGCTTTAAGTCCGTCGGAGAGACACCCCAAGATGTTCGAGAGAGGAGCGCACAGGCTTCTCGATCTCCTCCTGTCGGAATAAAGACGCCTCTTGAGCTCGGTGACGGTGACGATGGTCTCCTGAAGATGACACGGAGAGCTGAGGACGCAATATCCGATAATATCAGGAATCTCATCCTCACTAACAAGGGCGAGAGGCTCATGGACTACAATTTCGGCGCTAATCTCAAGGAACTCACTTTTGAGCTTGGGAGCGAGGACGTCGATATTGAGGCTGTAACAAGGATCAGGGAGGCTGTCGGCAGGTACATGCCCTTCGTGGGTCTTGAGACCTTTGAGCCTTTCAGTGACCACGCGCTTGACAATAGCGTCGCAAGAGTGGGCGTTCGGATAACTTATCGCATACCCCTCATAAATCAGACCGAGAGGAAGCTCGAGGTCGTTCTATACTCGGTGGGATGATGGCAGCAAACAAGAAGACATCACCGATAAGGTCTTACCTCGCAAAGGACTACGGTGACTTCAGGGCTGAGCTCCTGAAGTATGCAAAGACTTACTTCCCGGATAAGATACAGGACTTTAGCGAAGCTTCGGTTGGTGGACTGATGCTGGACATGGCCGCTGCGGTGGGCGACAACATGTCGTACTACCTCGACCACCAGTTTAGGGAGCTCTCTTGGAGCGACGCAGTCGAGATTCAGAACATTGAGAGACTCATACGCAACAACGGCGTGAAGATAGTCGGCGAATCACCTGCCACGGTGACTCTCACTTTCTTCATCGAAGTGCCTGCCACAACAACTGCGGGCAGGATAGTCCCTGACAGAACTTCACTCCCCGTTATCCTCGAGAATACAGTAGTGGACTCGACAAACGGAGTGAGCTTCTCTACAGTGGAAGACCTCGACTTTGGAGAGACTGACAAGTTCGGGAATCTATTCGCAAAGGTGCAGGTCGGTGACACCTCCGCAGCAGGTATCCCGCTCACTTTTATACTCAGTCGAAAGGTTATCGCAGTCTCTGGCAAGATCTACACAGAGAACTTCACTTTCACTTCAAGCTACCAGCCGTTCAGGACAATCACTCTAACCAACGCGAATGTCAGTGAGGTCATCTCAGTGACCGACACAGATGGGAACAACTGGTACGAGGTCGAGAGTCTGACACAGGACACAGTGTTCCTGGGAGTCGTGAACAAGGACGAGGACAATAATCTCGTGAGAGAGAGTCTCGAAGTTGTCCCAGCTCCGAGGAGGTTCATGACCAACGTGAATCTCCAGAACAGGAAGACTTCGTTACAGTTTGGCGGTGGAGATCCAACCCTTGCCGACGATGATGTGTTCCCGGATCCCTCAAAGCTCTCGTTGCCCACCTACGGTAGGAACACAATACCGAGATTCTCGCTTGACCCAAACTCTCTCATTCGCAGCAAGACTCTCGGCGTCTCACCGGTCTCCACAACTCTCACAGTCTCCTACAGGGCAGGCGGTGGCATCAACCACAATGTGGGAGTCAACACGATAAGGTCAATCAGAAGCATCAGGATTGAATTCAGGAACTCGCCAGTTGCTTCAATAGCGAGCTCAGTAAGGGCATCGCTTGACGTTCTCAATGACGTTCCTGCGACAGGAGGGGCACCTGCTCCGACCATCGACCAGATGAGGTCACTCATACCTGCTGCCCGGAATGCACAGCAGAGGGTGGTGACGAAGGCTGATCTGATTGCAAGAGTTTACTCTCTCCCTTCGAGGTTCGGTAGAGTCTTCAGAGCAGGCGTGAGGTCGAACCCGAACAACCCGCTTGCGTCACAGCTCTTCATACTCTCTCAGAATGAGAGGGGTAAGCTGATACAGTCACCTGACACTCTCAAGAAGAACATCAGGAAGTATCTCAACGAGTACAGGTTGATATCGGATGCAATAGACGTCGTTGACGCAAGGATCATAAATTACTCCGTCAGCGTATCAATCATCCCCACACCAGACGCAAACGTGAACAACGTGATAAGGGACGTCATCCTCTCGATACAAGAGAAGCTGAGCATCAGAAACTTCCAGATCGATCAGTCACTCAAGATCGCAGACGTAGTTAACGCGGTGATCAATGTACCTGGAGTCCTGTCGGTCACGAGGCTAGACTTTCAGAATATGAGGGGCAGGATAGACGGGAGAGAGTACTCTGACGCTTACTTTGACGTCAACACGAATATCATCAAGGGGCTCATTGTGGGTCCTCCCGGCTCCATATTTGAGCTCAGGTATCCTAACTTTGACGTAATCGTCTCAACGGGCTGAAACATGTTTCTAGTCGTCACGGCCTCATCCGACACCTACATTACTGACAAGATAGTCGACTCTCTCACGGCCGTGTCAGGCAATGTTGGCCGAGCCGGCACTCTTGATCTCTTCAAGCTCTACAATGAGTCGACTGTCATCACTGGCGCGATTGAGCTCTCAAGGCTACTGCTCGCTTTCGATTATGGTCGGCTTCGGAACCTCTCGTCCTCATCTCTGAAACTGGATAATTTCCGCGCAATCCTAAAGATGACCAGCGTCTCTGCTGGTCAACCGGTTCCATCAAACTTCACAATTTCACTCTTCCCACTTCGCAGCAATTTCGAAGAGGGGCTGGGTAGGGATGTTGCAGCCTTTGCTGACGTGGATCAGGCCAACTTCTTGTCCTCAAGCTATGACTCTGCCTGGTATGTCTCAGGGGCTGGCTACGGAGGACTCCTCGGTTCGACAGACGTTGACTACTACACATCAGGAAATTTCGGAGACTCTAACGGTCTTCACAGCTTTGAGAAGAAGCAGACTTTCCCAGTAGGAAATGAGAACCTTGAAATTGACGTCACGGAGTTTGTTTCAGCTTCCATAGTGGGTCTCCTACCTGTTTCGTCATTCCGTCTCTCTTTCACTGGGAGCCAAGAGACAGACACCGTCACTAGATTTGTGAAGAGGTTTGCTTCAAGGCATGTGAAGAACTCCCTCTCACGCCCAAGAATCGAAGTGTTCTTTGATGACAGCAGAGTTGACGACAGGAAGTTTGCAAATTTTGATGTTTCTGGGACCCTCTACATCTCCAACAATGTGAGAGGATCGCGCTCCAACCTTGTCTCCGGCAGCTCCCTTACACAGGTGACTGGTTCAAATTGTCTCCTGCTCAGGCTCAGCACGGGCTCCTTCACCCAGTACTTTACCGGCTCTCAGGATCTTGCGTCTCAGTACGTGATTGGAGCCTACTATTCGCCATTCATCATCAGGTCAAACGACTCCACGGTGGTGAGCGGATCTGTGACCCTTGCGGATCACATCCTTGCAACAGGATCCGTCACTTTTGACGAAGTGTGGTCATCTCTTGACAAGACTGTCATATTCAGAAGCGGCAGTCTGAAAATTGCCAAGTCTGACGCTCAAGGAAACATCTACGATGACAGTCGCCTCACTGTCAGGTGTTCTGGTCCGCCGGAGCTCCCGGATGACACTCGAGTTCTTGTGAGATGCAGATTCTTCGACCTCACAAATGAAGACAAGGCCGTGAAATTTCCGCTTTCGAGGAATCCACAGCCGATGATCGGTCACTACAGGGTCGTAGACCTTCACAGTCAGCAGGTCTACATTGACTTTGACGATGTCGGAACTAAACTCTCGATTGACGAGAATGGAAACTTCTTCGAGTTCTACAGCGACTCAATACCGTATGGAAGACCGGTAAAATTTGAGTTCAGGGTGAACTACAATGGAAGACAGAGAATCCTCATGGACTCTGGCTACACTTTCATGCTGAGGAACTGACATGGCAGTCTTTCAGAGACCAGCAGGTTTCCCACTCAAGCAAGCCTCTGGTGCTCCCGAAATCAGGCTGCGGGGCAATGATCTCGTAGAATCGACTTCTACGACCGCGTCCTTCAGGTTCGACCCTCCGGGATCCCCCTTACGCTCCACCCAGCAGATACCCCTTGACTGGGACAGGTTCGAAGACCACATCTTCTTTGGGTCTGCGGAGGTCGCTGTCAACGTTGCTTTTGATACAATCGTCAACAACTTTCCTTTTGATGGGACCTCTGGAGAGATTAACTCTTTCATAGACTCACTCACGGGATTCGAGAAGCGAGTCTACGATAGATTTCCGAAGAGTCTCAATTCTCTCTCCTTCAGGAACAACAGCTACGTAAAGGTGAATGACATAGCTGGCGCGACCCTTTCCGCAATCTCAAAGAAAGATGACGGGTCGGCGGTTCTTGACCCTGGTGCTGGAAGCCTATCATTCCAGTTTAGAGTGTTTGTCCCAGGCGAGTCAAACTCAAGCTCAACAATATTCCAGAGAGTCTCAGGATCTAGCGGTTACTCTCTCTTCCTCTCA